ACAACCGGCATGTACGTCACCGGCTCGACCTGTAGACCATCGTCATCTGTGTATTCGAGAATGGCGTCGTCGGCCTTCTTAAACAGAGCCTTTACAATCGGCATCAGCTCCGTGTGAATATACCTCGGTGAAGCCGAGTCCTTACCACCCATCAGCCGAGTGCCGAACTGGCCATTTGGTGAGAGTAGATTAATATTGTTGGAACCTACAAAGTTCTGGGCCATACCTACGATTGCACCGGTCAACGATGCCTCACCATGGTGATACGCTGCCTTCTCAGACACATAACCTGCCAGCTGGGCTACGCGGATTTCAGACGTCAGATTACGCTTCAACGCCGCCCAAAAGATCTTCCTCAACGATGGCTTCAGCCCATCCATCACATGTGGTAGAGAACGGATGTTATCCTCATTCGAGAAATGGATAAGCTCATCATTGACGAAGCGTGCGTAGTCAACACGCGCTCCGCCAGCCGAGACTTCCAGATGGCGCTTTCTGTCAAAGGTTGCCAGCCACGTCTTACGATCGTCGGACCGCTTCTTATTGAAGGCGAGGTCAATCGCTGCATCGCTACTTAGGTTGTCCCACGTATACTCGACCGTGTTCATAGAGCCAAAGTACTCACGAGCCTCGGCGGCCGTGGATGTACCCAATCCCTTGTAATACTTCGTGGACCAGCCACGGAGACCGGTCTCGCCCTGGGCCAGCTTCCAGGCTGTATACTCTGATTCAGAATAGAAGCAGAGCGTCGTCTTCCCCTTAATTGCCTTGAGCAGTGGAGTCATCAGGCAGCAGAGGAAACCGAGGCGCAACAGCGACGGCCACTCTGTGTGAAACAGGTTCATAAGTAGACCCTTGATGTGAGAGCCATCTACGTCCTGGTCTGTCATAATCATGACACGACCGTAGCGGAGCTGCTTGAGGTCCGTGTAGACCTTGTTTGTCTCTAGGCCCAGAATTTGCTTAATGTGCGTAAGCTCCTGGTTCTGCATCTTCTTATCAGCAGAGATGTCTTTCACGTTCAGGATCTTACCCTTAAGAGGGAACACTCCGTAACGCTCTCTACCCACAACCTTCAGCCCTGAAATCGCCGTCGTCTTGGCTGAATCTCCCTCTGTCAGAATAAGCGTGCACTCAACCGACTTAGGCGTACCAGCCCACGTAGCATCATCCAGCTTAGGAATGCCACGAACTGTTACACGCTTCTTACCGTCCGTCTTCTTTGCATCGCGAGCCGTCTTGGCATCGAGCAGAGCTGACGCCTCGTCAAGAAGTCCAATCTTGGCCAGCTGCTCCGCAAACTTGGCAGAGATTTCGGGCGTAGAGCCGAACTTAGATGCCGGTGTCGTCAAAGTCTCCTTCGTCTGCGTGTCAAAGGACGGATTGACAATCGTAGAGTTGATGAACCAGACCACGCTGTCCTTAAGAAGAGCCGGCGTAACATCAATCTTCGCCTTCTTCTTAGCATACTCACAGAAGAGACCCATCACTGTCTTAGTCACATACTCGACATGCTTACCACCACGGCGTGTTGCAATACCATTCACAAAAGAGATATGACGCTCGTCTGGAGGCGCATCGCCGTGTAGGTCCCTCGTCAGAATAGCACCGATTTCCCAACGGATACCGCAACTCTCGTAGACTAGACGCTTGACATCCTTTGGCACGGGTGCTAGGCCCTCGCCACTCGTCACAGAGTTGCCGTCCTTGTCCGTCAAGTACAGAGAGATGTACTTAGTGAACGTGTTGGAACCGACTACAGCGCCATTGAGTGTTACTCGGCAGTCCTTGCCGGCACAGGCCGCTGCGTCCACTACACGTGTAGCCAGTACGGCCAGCATGTCTGCAGGGATAGTTGTAGGTACTTCGCCACCCCAGTGAAACCGTGCAAGATCCGGTGTAAACTTAATCTCCGTGTATGGCTTCACCGAAGATGCAGTCACCTTCGGCTTCTCAACAACCGTCATATTGTTCCGCCACGTCTGTACATACTTCTTCTTCTGACGGTGGTCGACCGTCTCCACTGTAAACTCCTTGGAAAAGATATTGGTCAGCTTGGAACCGTAGCCGTTCTTGCCACCTACGACCTTCTCCTCGGCCTTGTCGTAGTTTGAGCTTGTCAGCAGATTGCCAAAGATGAGCTCAGGTGCCATCATGCCTGTATCTGCATGATGCTCCACAGAAATACCGTCGCCATCATTTCGTACTGACACAGACGTCTCTGTCAGAACAACGTCAATGTGCTTGACAATCGCGGTGTCAGGAACGGTGGCCAGCCGTCCAGCCATGCGTACACGGTGGTCAAGTGCATTGACGAGCAGCTCGTCAAAGACCTTCAGGAACCCTGGGCAGAACCGCACTGAACGCCACTCCATACACGCGCGCGCCGAATCGTAAATCCATCGGTTCTCAACACTGGTATCTACAGAACCGATGTAGGTATCAGGAAGCTCGAGAATATGCTCTCGGTGCGTAAACTTCTTATATTGTGCGGCCATCTCTGCGAGGTCCAAGGGAGGGGGTCATGTATCAATTTTTAGCAACCTTCTTTGTCTTCCGCCTCTTACCCTTTCCCTTAGGTGCCTGTTGCCATTCCTTGAGCCCAAGATGATCTAGTACCGCTTTAGCAAACTTAGGAGCCGCCTTTCGCAAAGCGTGGCTTGGAGCCCATAACGGTGCAGCATTCGGCGAAACTCTGCGCACAGCCTTCAGGGTCTTCTTGCCAGCAGGTGAGCCACGGCGGGGAGTAAACCGCTTGCCTTTACTTGATGCTACATTCACATTTCCGGTCGCATTGCCAATAAAGCGTACACCACGGCGTGTCACAGCCGCCGCTTCCATCTTCTTACCACGCAAGTGTGGAGGAACGTATCCAGGCATTCTATAAGGGCTAACGAAAATCGTCACCCAGTTAAATGGCAGTTGCCGTATTTAACATACCAGATATTGTTGGAAACACAGTATTCACTGATACACCTAAGGGCGTAGATGTGAAAGCTACTTTCTCAAAGCTCCCCAAAGGAAAACACGGGTTTCATATTCACATTGCGGGAGACTTGCGTGGCGAAGGATGTCTGGGAGCCTGTACTCATTTCCATGTAGGCCCGCCAGCGAACCACGGCCCCAGGCCCCATCCGACTAAAGATACGGAGAGACATGTAGGAGATTTAGGGAATATTGAATTAAAATCAAGTGAAGCCAAGTATCATTATGTTTTGAAAGGCATCAAGGTCGAAGATCTTTGGGGTCGGTCTCTGATCGTTCACGAGGACGAGGACGACCTGGGTCTCGGCGAAGAAGAAGATAGCAAGACTACAGGACACAGTGGTAAGCGCATAGGATGCGCTATCATTGGTCGTGCCAAGATGTGCGAAGTTAAGAAAACACGCAAACTAAAGCGTTCATATAAATAAAGCTTCCCAAGCCGCTGGCAATACAGCTAACAATACGTTTTGTGGTGCATTTTGTACCTCTAAACATAATTGTACGAACTTATCAGATGCCGGCTTATCAAATAGTCCAGCACCGTTCATGTAGACGAACACATGACGAATAAGTGTACAAAAAGGAGCTTTAGCCAATCCGTCTTCCCATACAAATATACTATTGCCATTTTTTCCTGTAGTACCCAAACGGTCTATCCAGCTATCCCAAGGATTAAGTTCAGAGCCATACTGTATTGCAGATACAAAGGAACGTAAGTCTCCACGTTGAATTTTAAACGTTAAATCCGATGGTATTTGTGGGTTCAAAACACCTTCAGCTTTTTGAATACTTAGCAGTGTCTCACGGACCTGAGCAATCGGAATATGCCCACAGAAAAGGGCTACGCAACGACTGCGAATTGCGGGATGGACACGGTACAAAGAATTACAGAGAAATAAGAATAGTGGCGTATTTGTATGACCTTCACGATCGACTTCGTCTAAAAGAGATCGCAAAGATGCTTGAGCAGGCTCTGTCATAGTCTCCACTTCATCAAAGATTACAAACTTACGATGCACTCCTGGCCACAAGGTCTGCGTAAACTGTAATATTCTCTCTCGAATAACTTCGATACTACGTTCATCGCTAGCATTTAGATACAGAGTACTAATAGTTGGAGAGATGTCAGGATATGTTTCGGTTGCTAGAGCTAGAGCAATGCTGGTCTTGCCTGTTCCAGGCGGACCGTATAAAATAACCGGCGGAAAATTCTTAAACGCCGTAGCCGCACCACGTTCAAACAAAACCTTAATTCGTTTATGCCCTTTTACGTCGTTTAGACGCATAGGTCTGTATTTTTCTGTCCAGACAGAACCCATTCTTAACAAGTCTTGTCTGCTATGTTTTTAGGCCTTACGGTCTGAAAACCTTAGCCCCTTATAAGATGTTGTTTAACAATTCAAGAAAGAGAAGTCATCTACATTATGGCACTGCCAAGAAAGCCCGACAGACCCTAAAATATCTTCGTACTAGACCACGCGGTGAACAGATACGAAGTGCGCAAAGTATGTTTTTTAGAGCAAAGTATCACGCTAACCAAACAAAGAATATGAGGGAAGCAATGAATGTCTACAGTGATTTTCTAACTGACCTAAAGCATAAATTATAGAAAACTACAAATATGATATCTGAAGAAGCAATAAAACAAATACAGCAAGGTTACAAAGAATCATATCCCTTTCCTCATATTGTGATTGATAACTTTTTGAAGCCAGATTGTCTAGTAAAAGTTCTAAAGGAAATCAACGATTTGGATTCGCGCAATGCCTATTATCAGGTACACGAAAAGAATGCGTTAGAATACAAAAAATTCGCGTTTAATGCGAACCTAGGTCCTATGACTGCAGCCGTGTTTAAGGAGCTGACTTCTGACAGTTTTATTTCCTCTGTTGAAAAATTAACTGGTATAAAAAACATTATTAGAAACGATTTAACTCTAAAGGGCGCCGGTGTGCACCGGATTCACAAAGATGGGTATTTAGCAGTCCATACAGATTTTAATACATATGAGCATACAGGATATGGTAAATTAGATAGGCGTATCAATATCTTACTCTATCTTAATGCGGACTGGAAAGAAGAGTATAAAGGTCATCTATGGATATGTAATTCTGAAAAACCTATCAAGAAAATTTTACCTATTTTAAATCGTTGTGTGATTTTCAACACTACTGGATCTAGTTTTCATGGTCATCCTGAGCGACTTGCTGTACCTGTAGATACAATGTATAGACAGTCAATAGCATGCTATTATTATACAAAAAATACGAATGATCCGTTAGATTTTGAAAATCGTCCTCAGCACGGAAATGCAATGTGTTGGCCACAATTCCCTTATGATTTTTGAAACATAATAAAACAAAGACTGTACAAGGTTACGAGTAGAACGCTTGGCGTAACGTGTGATGGCAAAGCCTTCAAGGCCATGGCGCCTACTGCAGTTGAGATCATCATCGCCGCATCTGCAACTAAAATCCAAGCACCGTTCTCCTTGGCATAGTCCTGAAATACATCGATCATGCCATTCTCACCCCTTGGCAACTGTACAATAGTCGATAGAAAAAAGAAGATATCGTGGCAGGCTTGGAACAAGACGACGATGAGTAAAAACAGCATTATGTTCCATTCCTTAAACATCGCCGAATAGATATACCGGGCTGCTACGACACCAATAATGAGGCTAATTACGTCGGCGCCTACAGCGAACACGCCAAATCGTGAATACCAATCATTGAGCGCCTTAACACCAAACGAAGGCTTATCACCAGCGTATTTAACTAGAAAGATAACAACAACATCCACAACAATGGCCGCTGTTGTTATAAATAATAAATCATTTATGTTCGAAACGTTAGAAATATCCATTTATTTATGATAAGGTTTTATTCTGTAATGACTGCATTAGCACTTTCGATTTCATCTACAGGATTCATAAGCCGGTCAATTATCGCTTCCTTAAATGGCTTTAATGGCATAAACTGAGACGGCTGAGGCTTTCCCACGCAACGCTCCATCTGTATCATCTGAGACGCTGAACGTTTTGCTGTGTAGACCTTCTTAGTCTTTCTGTAGCATGCCGACGCTGCCTTTAATAATTCCTTCACGGTCTTCTTATTTCCCCTCTTCGCTGCCTTTAATGCCGCCTTACAATCCTTAACACGTGTCTTGTACATAGCCTTCACCTTCGCCGCCAGACCTTTGGTTTCCTTCTTAGGCAACGCTTTGAGCTCTTCGAGTGCTTCATCACGTTCCGCTAAAAGATCGGCACAGTTATCCACTTCCTTCGCAAGTTCTACGACTAAATCGGATGTACACTTTGTGATGATTTCATCCATATCGGGTGCTGCAGCTGCACCCACAGGTACAATCACCTGGTGAAACTTGGGCTGTGCGAACGTTGTAGGGTCATATTCACGGTTCAAGTAACTGATTAGACCTTTCGCCTTGTTTTGGAAGTAGTCCTTGCCATCCTCATTAATATGTCCTGCTTCATCAGTGAACTTATCTCTAAACCCGTTGAAGTCCATTAAACGGTTCTGCGCCTTGGGTATCAGAATATTTAGGATTTCAAAAAGTTCCTTGGGTGTATCAGTAATCGGTGTAGCGGTCATGACGAGAGGACGAACGCTGTCTTCGCCACTGGCCTCATACGATTTCCAGATTTGCTCACGGATGTAGTTAAAATCTGCTGCTTCACCGGCTGATAAATCACCATCTTGTAACTTGTGGATTTCATCAATGATGAGGAAAGTCTTCTTCAACGGGTCATCAGGATTTGCCTCATACAATGCACGACCTAGGGCATTCTCTTCCTTCAGTGCGTTTTGTAACATGCGGTAGGTGATTGGCGCAAACCAAGAACGGCTCAAGAGGCGTTTGGCCTTAGACTTATCTGCAGGGATTTTTAGACCATCCTCCTCAATTGCCTTAATGAGTGGCGCCGAGCAGACTGACCCAAAGATGTTCTTATATACGTCGGCCATGAGTGCATTACGTGTGACCCACAGAATGTTGTAGCCGGCGGCTTCGAACTCGGATGTCGCAGCAGCAACCGCCATACAGGTCTTGCCTGTACCGACACTGTGCCAGGCGAGTAGACCCTTAAAAGGTGAACCAGGCGTCAAATAATGACGTACGAAATCTTGGGTCTTTGAAAATGTTACGGGACGACCAGGTTCAACCGCAGCCGTGGTCTCGCAACCACTCTTGACTATCGGTGACTCCCACGCAAAGGACTGATAGAGTTCTGTAACTTTCGCTTGGAACTCGTTAAAGGGCAACTTCGCAATACGCGCAAGCTTTCCTTCAGCCACAGGTGTTTTAAACATCCGCTGCATCGCCGTACGCACTGAAGGAAATGCTGAAGGCTGAGGAAACCGCTCTAACGCTGCCGCTGTAGGGACAAGTGGAGAACGGGTTGCAAACATACGTTGTAAGGCCGCAGCTGTAGGCCTAGACGAAGGCGGTACGGTAGACTTCTTCAAAGTCTTTGACTTTGTCAACACCTTCTTAACAGCGCGTGTCTTCGGTGTCTTAAACAGCCGTTGCATCGCTAAAGGCGTCGCCGACAATGGCCTTAAAAGTCTTGCTAACAGCTTTGGATGCGCCTTTATAACTTCGCATGCGTGAAGACGCTTCGTATACTTACCAAGACGGACCCCTACTTGTTCAGCGGCTGCTACGATCTGTGCCTTTGTGTAAGGGAACAACTTTGACTTACGATGACTGCATTTTGTGAGCATCTCAGGAGTGATATCGGCAACATCGTGGATAGCAACAATTCTAGGCCGCCCTCCGCCGCCCTGTGGAGGTGCGACTTCTACAATAGCGGCTACAGCGTCCATTTGTTCGGCCTCTATGTTAAAGTTGTTAATACGGTAATTCAAGTCGTAGTCAACAGATGTTGTGATGGCTAATGTAGTCAAATCTTGTGTAAGGTTCAGAAGAGCTAAGTCAAGGCCAGATTTCTCAAGCATGAGTGTGTGCGCATCAATCTTCTGCTCCTCTTTTGACGCAGTCTTCTTTGAATCGGCCGCGATAAACGGAGGACGACCAGGTAGTTCAGTGCGGTAGATAAAGACCTCTAGAGGCCAACCCTTGTTAGGAATAAACTGCAAACCCTTCTGTCCGCAGAACCGTGTAGCACGACCTACAGCCTGCTTCAAGTCGCTGGTAGCTATTGCGGGTTCCATTAAATGTACGTACTTCACATCGAATAAATCAATGCCCTCCTTGTACTTGCTGTCTAGAACAACAATACGCAGAAGCTCGCCGTGAATATTATCAGGACGGCTGTTAAACACTTGTAGAATACGCTTCTTAACTGGAACACTCATCGGGTTCTTGAATAAAGGCACTGACTGGAGAACAGCGAAGCCGTTGCTACCTCCTTCAACCGGTTCCTTCTCAAGTAGGATAGTTGCACCATTCTTTGTTTCAACCATCTCTCCACCGCGCTTGACCATCTTCTTGACTACACCTTGCCGGAAGTCAAATCCGGCAGCAATTAAGAAACCAGCCAGGGCCTTTGCGCCATAACTGCCTTCGCGAATGTCGGTAAAGATAAAATGCTTGTAGAGATGCCCATCCTTCTTCATATCCAACGCATCAATCTGCTTGATTGTATCAATCAAGGTTGTGAACTTTCCGCTCATTTCAGCAAGATAGGTTGCGCTATCAAACGTTTTCGAGTCGACAAGCGCCTTTCTAGAAATACGGGCAGTCGCTGCAGTGCGGCGTAGGCAAGCTGCCTCTTTCAAAATTCGCCCTTTCTTTCCTTTTCTTGTCTTTTTAACAATTGGGACGACGACAGGGGCCGCTGCAACGGGTTCAGGCGTAGGCGCATGGGGTCTCACTGGAGTATTCACTGTATTTGGGTAAACCTCCATCTCTAGTTTACTATTTGATTTTTCATTTCGCTATTATATATGCCGGAATAGTTCGTTTGTTTTCTAAATATGTAGCTGTAATACGATGAGCACCATCTAGTAAAATATAGTCTCCATTTTTCAAAGCGATCCATATGGGTTCTGTATGACCATGTTGTTTAATAATTCGTCTATGATGTAAAACTGAATCTAAGTCTTTTTGGCCTCTGGGACGGTCCTCTTTAGGATAAGGATCGTTTGAAAGACGGTTTGGATTAAAATTATTGAGATCTCTACATTTTACTATTGGGAACTGAAATAGCTTGCTATTGAAAATATGATGATAAGAAGCTGTTTTTAATGAAGGAAAAAGTTTAATACTTACTGACGTTTCTACAGAATCTTTTATATCTTGTAAAAATTCCATCCTATTAACTGTCCATTTTAAAAAGACAAAGGCCTTTTTCCTAGCCTTAGTACTAGTTTAAACCGGCACAGCCGGTTTAAACTGCACAAAGGCCTAAAGCGTGCTACGCGCTAAACTTCTAAAATGAGTACTAAACCACGTGGAAAGAAGGCGAAGGAGCAAGCGGTCACACTAGAAGTTGTCGAGGCCCCGCCCCTACCTCCAGTCCCCGTGCCTGCACAACCCGTAAAGAAGTCTCGTTCAAAGAAGACCCCTCCCGTTGTAGCGATTGTGACGCCGTCAGGGATTACAGGTAGCTTCCTTGCTGAACAAAGGCCGCTTATCGCCCATATACCGGTTACATCAGCGGCTCTCAATTTCGAAAATACGAACCTTCTCAAGTATGATCCCTCCGTTCCTGATGTGCCCAGGCCCTATGATCGTGATAGCACAGGCATGAGTTATTTGGAAGGAATGTTAGAAGGTCAGGGAGTAGTAAGTGATACACCACCTACCAATACTACACCACAGAAGCACCAGGCAGCTGAAACCGTATGTAAGCTACCAAGTAATTATTCAGAGAAGCTCATGGTTCTTTTCCAAGACTCGAACAGATACCAGCGTCTTCCTGAAAAGACGGACACAGCGTGCTTCTGGTGCTGCCACGGATTTCACTCACAGCCGGTAGCCATTCCTTCCCATATTCTGGATGAGGTCTGGTACATGTATGGTAGTTTCTGTAGTCCTGAGTGTGCAACCTCGTATCTTTTTAAGGAGCGGATTGATAACAATACGCAGTGGGAACGTTACGCACTACTCAATAGTCTCTATTCTGAGGATGCTGAGGTGCCGCAAGGTTCTTCCACTGGTATTCGTCCTGCTCCTCCTCGCGAGACGCTGCGCATGTTTGGCGGTTCTATGGATATTGGTGAGTTCCGCGCTCTTATCCATGAAAAGAAGTTGCGTGTCGATGTACTTACGCCACCTATGGTTAGCATCATTCAGACAATGGACACAAAGCCTATTGATTTCTACGACCAGAACCTTAAGAATGTCTTTATCAAGAACGAGTTGGCACATAAGTACAATTCTCCAGGCGCGCAGGGCCTGCGTCTGCGCCGCACCAAGCCCACCAAGTCAAAGGAGTCTACTGTGGAATGGGCCATGCAAATTCAGCAGCTAGCAACACAAAATTGAAGCTTCATAAACCGTTTTAAATGAATGCATATTCGATATGAGTTCATCTATTTCTACTGAACTTAAGACATTCCGAGACAGCCTCAGCAATGCTTTTGCGCTCTTTGCAGTTGGTAGCGATTCGTTTGATAACGCTAATAAGCTAACTAAGGTATTTAATCAGATGCTTGACCACGAAATTATGAATTTGGAGCGACGTCTATCTGAGAAGGATCAGTTTCAGACGATTTCAGCTGGTTATCTTGAGAAGCCTACACATCTTCCGTCCACTGAGGACGAAAAGGAGGTTGAGGTTCATCCACCTACCCTTGTGATCCACGCAGAGCCGAGTGTGATTGTGGAGAAGTACGAAGCACCGAAGTCTGCTGCAAATATGATTCTTTCGAATCCTCCTCCGCCGAGCCCCATCGCCCAGGAAGAAGAGGATGAGGAGATTGAGGAGGTTGCGGACGTAGAGGAGCAAGAAGAATATGAGGAAACTGAGGTGCTAAAGATTGGCAAGAAGAAGTACCACGTTGGCCTAACCTCACGAACGGTATATCAGTTTATTGACGATGATACCATGGGCGAGGAACTTGGCACTTTAAAGGACGGTAAGATTATTGCTTAACCCTATAAAAGATGAACTTCGAACGGACTTGGAATGTACTTTGTCCTCCGGCACAAATTTACCCTATCGTTATGACAGGCGTCGTTCTTTTTTCTCTTTGGCGCGGTACATATAGACACGCTGTAACTCAAACAGTTGCTCTTTTCTTCGGAACTTTTTTCTTATGGGTTCTCTGCGCAGCGAACTTTGAATTTGCTGCCTATGCACTCCTAGCTCTCCCATTTGTCTTCCTGGCATTTTTTCTAGCTGTTGTTCTATTTGACCAGAGTTTCATAGAAGTTAAGCATAGCTATAAAAAGAGATGTGGATGCCCTATGCAGACCCCTTGCGGCTGCGAACAGATATTTTAAAGACCAACTAAGAACAAAGATGTTGTTAGAGTTCTTAGCTCTCTACAATCGTGTTGAGACTATAGTTAGATCTTTTTTGTTTCAAGCAAAAAAATTTATTAGAAAAATCCTAGGCCCCGAAGTACACAATGTATACCTATTAAAAAACGGTGATATTGTGCCAACCAGTTTTTCAAATGTAGATGAGCATTTGCCTACAGCACATCTGTACGATATTGAAACACAAAGGATTACCAACGCATTAGTGCCCTTAGAAGGCCGTTACAAGCCTGTAAATATACTGGGCCTCTGCATCCTCCTTCCTAACGGAAAAAAGGTGGATTTGAGTGATTGGGTAGGCAATATTCGGATGAACCCTGAACTTCCACTTTCGCCCAAAACACTAGTCGACCTTTGGTCCATGTCAACAAATACGTATATTAAGTTTCAAACAGTTGAAATCACGGATAACCTGGGTGATGTTCACACAGTTACGTATAATTAACTACATCTTCTGGTCTACGTGTGGGCGATACAGCACATCCGCAGCCTTCATTCCCTCTCCATACACTGCAATCTCAGTAGGGTCGTGGAACATCTTGGACGTTACGTTCCACAGCTTCAAGATATGAAATCCCTTCTTGGGGCTAATCGTAACACCGACGATTTCGTTCTTTTCCTGGGCCGTCACAAGTTTAAGAACTGCCGCCGCAGCATACCGCTGGAATGTCTCCGCTGCCACCGCCTCAGGAACCTTAATGCAGTAGCTGCCGCCATGAATGTTCGACCGATGCTCCCAAAGCGGCAGGTAAGGATCGCGCATCAAGAAGTACATTCCATTTAGGAACCGCCCATTGTTGATAGTATTCAGAGCTCCCCAGAAGGCGGGGAAGTCATGGAAGGTGCCGATACGCTTGTAGCTCTCGGGCCTCCAATCCGTGTCTGCTGGGTCATGGAAGTAAAGGGTCCACGAACCAGAAGGAAACGCCACGGAGGAGGAAGGGTCCGACATGTTGATAGTTGGAAGGAAGATAATTTTGCCAAAGAAAGAACGAGATACACTCAACTTTTGTTAGAAACCCAGGATAGCATATCAATTTTTTCCTTTCCTTTGCGTCATGTTTACATGACGCAAAGGATAACATAAGGCTGCGCCATGACTAATGATTAATTGACGCACCACTCGTTTCTGAGCGTGTCGAAGGAGCGAGAGCCAGCTTAATCTCGCCAAGACCCGCCACAGAATACTCGATGATAATCGGATAGTTATTCTTGA